AAAAATTATCTAGCAGGTATTCTTGAAGATGCAGTGAGGTATCAGTATGACAGACGACCAGGAAGAAGAAAAAAGAAATCTAAATAAAGACAAACCCGAAATGAATCGGGGTGTGGAACTATTATTACGAAACAGGAGAAGAACTGAAAAGCCAAAAACCTTTCAAGTAAAGTTTGGAAAACTAATTGCTTTATGGAATAGAGAAATTATCTTTCACTTTAATTTTTACTTGGACATTAGAAAAAAATAAAAACTCTTGGAGGAGTATTATGGAACAGACCATAGTAACATTGACACTTACAACAGTTGTGTCATTTCTTGCATTATTAGTAGGAGGTATGATAGGATGGATGGCAAGACAGCATTCATATGAAACAACACCCCAAGTAGTGTATACTCATCCAGAAATGTTTGATGAAAATGGACAGTTAGTTCCCGATGAAATTTTAGCCCTAAGAATTGAAAACAATTATGACTTCAACACCGAAGAAACAACCGAGGAAGAGTAGCACCGTAGTAGCAAAGACTCCTAGAAAGAGTAAAGCAGCACCTGCACTTCCACCTAATCCATTTGTCCATGAGATTTTAGAATATGTTGGAAAACAAAAATCTAAAATTGCAAAGGTAGAAGCACTCAAAGAGTATCGTAATGATGCACTAGTCTCTATTCTTATATGGAATTTTGATGAGACAGTTGTTTCTCTAATGCCAGAAGGAGATGTTCCTTTTACACCCAATGAGAGTCCACTAGGCACAGATCATACTTCTCTCCGTAGAGAGTCAAAGAATCTATATCATTTTGTTAAAGGTGGTAATGATACTCTGAATGGTATTCGTCGTGAGACTATGTTTATTCAGATGCTTGAGGGTCTTCATCCTGATGAGGCAAGGATTATAATACTTGTAAAAGATAAAAGATTATCTGATGAGTATGCAGTAACTTATGATCAGGTGAAGGAGGCATATCCAGATATTAATTGGGGTGGTAGATCATGACTGCACCCGTAGGAAAAGCACCATCCAAAACAGAAAAAGCAGTGGCTGAACCACCTAAGAAACTAGAAGATAAGTTTGATCCATCAGCATATTCTTGTGAGATTATTCAAGAGAAAACTACTTTTGATAAATCAAATGATAGAAAACTTCCTAGTGATGCATTTAATGTAACCTATGTGGTAGAAGGTGAAACACATTTAGATGTGACTCGTTCTGCTAAGATGGTAAATGTATTTGATATGTATTATGATAGGTATGGTAAAGATTGTGTTCAGAAGATTGATTATGGTCATGGCACAGTAAATCCTGGTCAATGGGGATACAAAGCACCAGCTAAGAAGGTGAAAAAAAGAAAATGAGTGATGAACTTCGGGATCAAATCAATGATATTATTGAAGGTGAGATTCAGAATGGAATCAATGATTACATAGAGAATCAGGGAAAAGGATTTAAGGGACAAGAGTTAAAGGTTAATGTATCGCAAGATGAAATAGATAAGATTATAAAAGAATATAAGAAGTTAAAAAAGAAAGAACGATCTAATCTATCTCAGGTAAAGAAGATGGGGTTGACTGATAAGGATGGGAAACCCTTATGAGTGAAAAAATTGACACTCAAGGAATGAGTGGTGAAGCAACTGAGGGATGCATGGATAATGTATATCCTAAAGATGCTAATGGTAATCCCATTTATCCACCATTCAATCCTCCACAATTACCTTTAATTGAACCACAACTTAAGAAAGAACTCAAAGAAATAATCAATGAGGTTCTGGATGAAAGAGAATATCAGAAGAGACTTAATGGTCCTTATGATGTTTATGAATACCGTTTAGATGAGTTACAAGAATGATGTTAACACAAGAAGTCATTGATAAGATTCAATTAGCAATGACTCACACCAAAATGAATGGTGAAGTTAATTGGAAAGATGGTGATGAGATTGATGTGTGTCTTGGTGGCACATTTGCTGGTGATAAGTTTATTAGTATCATAAACAGAACACGTAGCAACACTACTAAACCATGAGATTCAAAGCATTAGTCTTCGTTAGATTACGAGGATCCGTATCAGATGCTGCTGGTAACGCAGTGATGAAAAATATACATATGGTTGCCCCTAATCTTCAACCTCATTTGTTGAGGATTGGTAAGGCAATTGATTTTTGGTTTGATGCAGAGACTGAAGAGATCGCAAGAGAAGAAATGGATCTTCTATCTGATAGGATGCTTTCTAATACTGTGATAGAAGATTGGAGTTATGAACTAGAGGAGACTGAAGAAACTGGTATAGGTAATATATCAAATGATAATGCTGGTACGTCAAAACACGCATTGTTTGACGCATGACTCAGCATAACTACAAGAACCCTTCTAAGGCACAAGACCTTGGACACGTAGAGGCACAAGTCACTAAGGGTAAGAAATACTATGACAAGGATGGGTGGGAGATTTCTCCACCCATTTCTGATAGGGAATGTATCTATCGTTGCCTAGAGAACTGTATAAATCTTGCTGGACTTGATAAGGTTCAGGTTATGAGATTGATGGAAGACTTTGAGACTATGAAAACCGAATTCGTAAGAAACGAGGAGTATCCAGTATTATGAGACTAGGTGTTATGTGTTCAGGGAATGGTTCTAACTTCGAGAACATTCATCATGCATGTCCTAAACATGACATTGTAATTATGGTTTATAATAAAAAGAAAGCTAAGGCAAAGAGAAGAGCAGACAGACTAGACATTCCTTCATGTTATAGTAAGGATGAAGATGAGATCATTGCATTGTTTAATGCTTATGAAGTGGATATGATTGTCATGGCAGGTTGGATGAGAATAATATCTAAGAAATTTTGTGATGAGTTTGCAGGACGTATTATAAATCTTCATCCATCATTATTACCAAAGTATAAAGGTTTACACGCAGTAGAACAGGCACTGAAGGCAGGAGAAGATGAAACTGGATGTACCGTACATTTTGTAAATGAATATCTTGATTCTGGTGCTATAATAAAACAACAAGTAGTTCCTATATTACCTGATGATAATGTAGAGTCATTAACCAGAGCGATACAACAAGCAGAACATAGTCTTTTACCATCAGTTATCAATGCATTCTAAAGACTTTATACTACATAAAGAATCTGTATTATCTTCAGAGGATTGTAATAATATTATTACTTTCTTTGAGGATAATAGTCATTTGCATACAGAGGGTCAGAGATGTAAAGATACTGAGATGTTTTTGGAGACAGTAGGAAAGACTCCTATTAATAGTTTGTTAGCAAAAGCATTAAGCATCTGTACTAATGAGTATCAACAAGAGTATCCTTTTATTAATAGTATAAAGTCATGGACTATTGCTCCCACCTTTAAGTTACAAAGATATAATGCTGGTGAAGGATACTTTACTTTGCATTGTGAGAATGATGGAGGTGTGGATGGATCAGCAGAGAAAAGAGTCTTGGCATGGATGGTATATCTTAATGATGTAACTAATGGAGGAGAAACAGCATTCCCTACACAGGGTAAGAAGTTTTCACCTAGAGCAGGAGATGTGTTAATATGGCCAGCATACTGGACTCATCCACATAGAGGTATTGTAAGTGAATCACAAGTCAAATATATTGCTACTGGATGGTATGCTTTCTAAGAATCAACGATGTAGAGTCAGTGAGATATGCTGTAAGATAAGTCTTGGACGTAAGGTAAGTCTTGCTGAGAGGATATGGTTGTATAAAATATGTGCTGTAAACAAATCTGCAGCAGGAATTAGAGACAGAATGTTGAAAAGGTAAAGTTTTGTATCACAAAATACAAAATTACTTGCCTATATAGTATACCTGTGTTAGTATTAACACATAACGTTCAACCTGATACATTCAGGTCGCAAGTAAGCCGACTCGGAACGGTTCGTTCATCCTCCTTCGACGAGGACGCACAAGTTGACTGAAGGAACGGGGCAAAAATCCCTACTACTTTGGAGAAACCCAATGGCACAAGTCACCTATAGAGGTGTCTCTTACGACACCAATGACAAGAAATCTTGTCAGAAAGAAGCAACTGTATTAACTTACAGAGGCGTTAAGCATACAGAATCTAAAACTGTATCTGCATAGTGAAACAGTCTTACTTGACTGATTTTAGAGAGGTGTTGACACCTCTCTTTTTTTATGCCATAATATATTTGTTGAGTTGACGAACCCAACACGGGAGTGACTGAATCAAACTTGCTGGCATAAGGCTAGTTAAGGTGATGAGACACAGGTGGTGCTGCACGTTGAAAACGTGAATCGACTTACCAGTCGGGTCTCAGACAGTGAGGTAAAAATCTACTCATGTAGCAATGCCCCTTACTTGTTGGTACACATAAATCCAACCTCCCACCCCCCTTTCAATTAATCTTCAAACATCCACATGTCATTCGCAAATTTAAAGAAAAAGTCTAGATCAGGTTCCCTTACTGAGAAATTAATCAAACAAGTTGAGAAACTCAACGACAAGGGTAGCAACGTTGATGAACGTATTTGGAAACCATCCGTTGACAAATCTGGTAATGGTTATGCAATCATTCGTTTCCTTCCAGAACCAGAAGGCAATGAACTTCCTTGGGCAAGAGTTTATACACATGCATTCCAAGGGCCTGGTGGTTGGTTTATCGAAAACTCTCTAACCACATTGGGACAGAAGGATCCTGTCTCTGAGCACAATTCACAATTGTGGAACTCTGGTTCTGATGCTAACAAAGAAATAGCAAGGAAGCAAAAGCGTAGGTTATCATATTACAGCAACATATATGTCATTGCTGATCCATCAAATCCTGAGAACCAAGGTAAGGTATTCTTATACAAGTATGGTAAGAAGATCTTTGATAAGGTTCAGGAAGCAATGAAACCTGAGTTCGCAGATGAGACTGCTATCAACCCATTTGATTTCTGGGGTGGTGCAAACTTCAAGTTGAAGATCCGTAGAGTCGAAGGTTATCAGAACTATGATAAGTCTGAATTCGATAAGGCAAGTCCTCTTCTTGATGATGATGCAAAACTAGAAGAGATCTACAACAAGCAGTATGATCTTAATGAGTTCACTGCAGCAGATAAGTTCAAGTCTTATGAAGATCTTGATAAGCGTCTGAAGTATGTTCTCGGTTTGAATCAACCAGTCAAGAGACCTGTTGTTGAAGAAGAGTTGAGTAGTGAGGATAATGATCGTGGATCATTTGAATCAGCAGCACCAAGTCCTGTACCAGTGGTACCCGATCCTGTTGCATCAACTTCCGAAGAGGAAGATGATTCTCTCAGTTACTTCTCGAAGTTAGTTAATTCTTAATTACACAAGACCCCTTCACAGGGGTCTTTTTTTATACCCCTACGGTATTTGGATTATATGTTTCCTTAAGTTTTTGATTGATATATTGACTTGATCTACTATATTTCATGATTGCTCTCATATCTGATATGAATGTAGATAAGTATGCTGGTTTTAGAACTTTAATTCTTCTTTTCTTTTCATTCATTCTCGTTTCGTAATCATAATGACTTACACCTTTTACAGGATTGATTGTTGTTGGTGTAGTATTACTTTTGTATTGTATAAAGACTCCAGTAGGGTTACAAGAAACTCCAGAGTTTGTGAGTGCAACTCCATTTAATAGTAATGGATTGCCAGCTGCAATTCCACTTGGTGTACTGATAAAGTTTCCAACAACTTTATTGAGACGCACTTCTGCTTTATTTGTGAAAGATGCTTTAACAGTACCAGATCCTCCAGAGAATGTATAACCACCACCAGAAAATGTTGGTTGTGTTATTGCATCACCTGCGTTAAGTGATACTCCGAATGGTAAAGTAAGTATTACTTCACTGACTGTTGTGTTTCTTGCTACTTCTTTTGTAAACGTAAATTTGAAATCTTTATCTACAATTGCACCTTGCTCTAAAAGAATTCTATCATATTCATCCTTAACTTCAGTTGTCTCATAGTGTTTAACTTTAGTTAGTTCTGCATATTTTTGTTCCTCTGTCATATCAGAACGACCATACTTTGATAGTAAGTGGTTTGTAAATGATATTCCGTGTAGTGGCCATTGATCTCTTATATTAGTAATATTATTCGTAACTAATATCACCCAATCTAATTCAGAGTCATTGTATATTTTTTGAGCAAGAGTGTCTGGTCTTTCTCCTTCAGATATTTTATAGTAAGTGAATGCAGTGATAGCAGAATCGATATCACTTCTTAACTTTGCTCTTTTGAATAGGTTCTTTACTTCTATTCTTTCTTCACTTTGAGTTGCTCCAGGAAATCTGGATATGTATGATAAATTTGGTAGTTCTCTAAAGTAACTCATCTT